AAAAGCCTCGATCCCTACATCACTAAGCGCATGCGCGAGCGCCGGGTCTATGTGAAGCGCGAGCAGTTCACCAGCGCATCAGACAAGCCAACACGTCAAAGGGCATTCCAGGCTCGAGCGGCTATGGGCAAGGTGTTGGTTCCGAAAGCAGCGCCATGGCTGGACACGCTGATGTTGCAGGTGCTGTCGTTCCCGCTGGGCAAGCACGATGACGGCCCAGATATGCTCGGCTTGGTTGGCCGCATGCTCGACACGATGGTTGGCGGCCGCGCTCCACGCGGGCCAGACAAGCCTGACAGCAAATGGGCGCAGGCATTCGCGCGCAGGCGCAACGAAACGCCGTCTGATAGCTGGAAAGTAGCATAGCGTTTTAACGTGTCTCGCGTTTCACGGGGCCTACACTTTTCTCAGGACGCCAAACAAGCAATATGATTCCACAAAACGCTCTGATGGCAGGCCAGCCGATGCCGGCAGGACCAGACGCCATGGCGGCCAACGACGACGCCGCATACGAGAGCAAGACGCCGCTGGAGACGCTGATTGCATGGTTCGAGGACGCCGAAGAGGCAACCGAGACCGCGCGCAAGCTGTCTGAGCGCGACCGCGATTACAAGGACGGCAATCAGCTGACGGCGGCTGAGCTGAAAGCCCTTGCGGAACGTGGCCAGCCCGACGTGATCGTTAACCGCATTCAGAGCAAGGTGAATTACCTTATTGGGTTTGAGGCGAACAACCGCACAGATCCGAAAGGGTTCCCGCGCACACCACAGGACGAAGGCGCGTCCGAAGCTTGCACCGACGCGCTCCGCTACGTTGAAGACGCGGCAGAGATGAAGCCGAAGTTCAGCAACGTCTGGGAGAACATGCTCGTTGAGGGCTACGGCGGCATAGAACTGCTCGTAGAAGAGCGGACAGACCAGGCCACCGGCCAGCCCAAGCGCGACATTGCCGCCGTCGAATGGGATTGGGATCGCCTGTTTTACGATCCGCACAGCCGCAAGCCTGATTTTTCAGATGCTCGCTATCTCGGTGGCGTGGTGTGGATGGACGCCGAAGACGCGCGCGAGATGTGGCCTGGGGAAGAGCAAGCCGAGGCTATTGAGAAGACGGTTTTGGACGGCCATATCGGCACCACGTACGACGACCGGCCGGAGTGGAAAAAATGGACTGCCGGCAAGGGCCGCAAGCGCGTTCGCATTGTGCAGATGTACCATCGCGAAGGGCGGGCGTGGTGGCTGTGCAAGTTCACGAAGGGCGGCAAGCTCGAGAGTATGCCCGTCCCGTTCAAAGATCAGAACGGCGATAGCTGGTGCCCGCTGCTCCTGCAATCGGCGTTCGTCAATCGGAAAAATGAGCGGTACGGCATCGTTCGTTCGATGATCTCGGTGCAGGACGAGATCAACAAACGCCGATCCAAGGCGTTGCATCGTCTCAGCATGCGGCAGGTCAGGGCAGAACGCGGCGCGGTCGATGATGTCGACGCGGCTAAGAAAGAACTCGGCAAGCCGGATGGGTGGGTCGAGACTAACCCCGGATTTGAGTTTGAGCTCTTGAGCCAGGGCGACCAGCTTGCGGCCGAACTGACGATGCTGCAGGAGGCCAAGAACGAAATCGAGCTGATGGGGCCTAACGCTTCGATGCAGGGCAAGGGCGAGGACGCCGCGTCAGGGCGCGCGATTCTTGCCAACCAGTCGGGCGGCCAGACCGAGATCAGCGTGTTAGTCGACCGGCACCGTCAGTTGAAAAAGCGCTGCTATCAGCGGATGTGGGATCTGATTCGCCAGTTCAAGGACGAGCAGTGGTGGATTCGCGTTACCGACAACGAAGAGAACGTGAAGTTCGTCGGCTTCAACCGCCCTGTGACGGTGCGCGACGAGCTGATGAAGCGGGCCGAGGCTGCCGGTGTTCCGCCGGAGAAATTTGCTCAGCGGATCATGGAACTTGAGGCTGACCCGAACGCGGCGCAACAGCTTGAGCAAGTCGTTAGGACCGAGAACAACCCGGCGCAGATGTATATGGACATCACTGTCGAGGAAGTTCCCGACACGGCGAATATCCAGATGGAGCAGTTCGACGCGTTGGTGAAGCTCGCGCCGGCAGTGGTGTTCCCGCCGTCTGTCTATATCAAGGCATCGGGCCTGCGGAATAAGCGTGAGCTGCTGGACGAGTTGCAGACCGGCGGTCAGAAGGAAGACCCGGCAGCGACCGAGCTTAAGATGCGCGGCGCTGTTGCCGAGGTGGCCAAGCTCGAGGCCGAAGTCGAGAAGATCAAATCCGAGGCGGTCAAGATCCGCGTCGAGGCAAACATGGCATTACAGCCTGATCCGGTGGTGACAGATCCCGCCGTCGAGCAGGGGCAAGCCGCACAATCCGTACCCGCGTCAGTACAAGCGTCCCCGCCGCCAGGGGCAATGGGCGATCCAGCACAGCCGCCGCCGGGCTTAACGGGCGTTGATGGGATGGCAGCACAATGAGCGACCTCGAAACGATTCTGACGGAACAGACGACACCAACGAACGCGCCGGCCACTGCAGAGCCGGTGCAATCCGAAGGGCCGGGCGATAACCCAGCGACAGCGCCGCCGGCTGCCGCACCCGATCAGACCGTACCCGAGGGATATGTCCCACGCGCAGCCATCCAGGACGAAAGACGCAAGAGGCAGGAGCTGGAAGCAAGGCTCAAAGAGTACGAGCAGCACTTCCAGCGGCGCGAGCCACAAGCACCGCCGCCCGATTGGTATGCGGAGCCGGAGAAGGCCGCTGCGGTCATGCAACAGCAGGTTCAGTATCAGATCACGCAGACCAAGGTGGCCATGTCGCAGGATTGGGCGCGTACGCAGTACCAGGACTACGACGAGATGGAGCAGCTGTTCACGACTGCGGCCGACCAGCAGCCGCATCTGTGGCAACAGCTCTATCAGCATCCTAACCCGGCGAAGTTTGCTTATCAGCAGGCGAAAAAGCTCAAAGTTGTGCAGGACATCGGCGACGATCCCGACGCCTACCGGCAACGGATCATCGCTGAATATCAGGCCTCTCTCGGGCAGCAACAGCCAGCGCCGCAATCACAGCCTCGTGCGCCGCAGCGTCCACAACTCCCAACCAGCCTCGGCCGCACTGTGAGCGCTCAACCGCGTGATGAGCGCGGCAAGTTCGCGGGACGGGCCGAGATTTCTGACATCCTTGGCGATTAGGAGGCCTTAAATGGCTGAGACCACGGTCCCATCTGGCTTGACTGTCCAGCAGTGGGACGAGAAATACTTCACGGAATACTTGAGCCAGAACTGGTTCAAGCAGTTCATGGGAACCGGATCTTCCAAAGTTATCCAGGTCAAGGAGGATCTGACCAAGAAGCCCGGCGACGCGGTGACGTTCACCCTCGTCAATAAGCTCACCGGCGCAGCCAAGGGTTCGTCCGAAGCGCTGGAAGGCGCCGAGGAAGCCGCCAGCCTGCGTTCGTTCCTCGTGCGGGTACGTGAGTATGCGCACGCCGTGAAGTTCAAGAAGTTTGAGGCCCAGAAGACCGCCATCGATCTGCGCAACGCGAACCGCGACGTGCTGATGGATTGGAATATGGAGCTGGACCGGGACAATATCATCGATGCGATGATGAGCATCAACGGCACGCTGTTTGCGTCTGCCGATGCAACCGCGCGCAATGCGTGGCTCGTCGACAACGCCGATCGGGTGCTGTTCGGCAAGCTCAAGAGCAACGCCGTCTCTGGCGTGCATGCAACGGCGCTGGCGACGATCGACAACACCGACGACAAGCTGACGCCAGACGCGATTTCGCTGATGAAGCGGATGGCGATCACTGCCAATCCGAAGATTCGCCCGTTCAAGGCGCGTTCCTCAATCGGCACCACGGATGCTTATGTTCTGTTCGCACATCCGCTGCACGTCCGCGATTTGTCGCTGAATTCGACGTTCGTGGCGGCCAATCGTGAAGCCCGCAATCGCGGCGAGACAAACCCGCTTTTCACCGGCGCGGACTATATGTGGGAGAACGTCGCAATCTACACGATTGAGGACATTCCCACGGCGTCGAGCACGGTGACGGTGGCTCCTGCGTTCTTCTGCGGCGCCCAGGCCCTCGGCATGGCGTGGTCGATGCGTCCTCAGACGGTTGAGGAGGAGTTCGACTACAAGCGCGCGGTAGGTCTGGCCGTCAAGCAGTGGTACAAGGTCGAAAAGCTGCGGTTCGGCAGCGGCGACTCTGACACGTCTGACTACAAGGACAACGGCATGGTGACGGGCTGGTTTGCTGCTGTCGCTGACGCTTGATTGGGGGATTGAAACATGGCTGCTGAAACTCTTTCGAACTCGCCTTTGTCTGTGGGCGCTGCCCACGGACTGGCGAAAAATCTCAAGGTCTGGCACCGCAAGTACGAGATTGCCGCGAACGTCGAGGATGGCGACATTTTCGAACTCGGCTATCTGCCGGCGAATGTCATGGTCTGCGGCTGCGTGTTCTCGCTTGACGACATCGACACCGGCACTGAGGCAATGGATCTTGATGTCGGTTGGGCGGCGAACGGTGGCGGAAGCGCAACGTACACCGACAGCGAAACCAACGTAACCTACACCAACAGCGCAGCGACCGCCTCGGCAACGGGATTTAGCAACGCTGGTGTTCTGACCGGGGACGGCCTGGCTGAATCTCACGCTGGCAATCAGCGGATTCAGTTTTATCCGGACCCGCTGTTTTTCTCTGAAAAGACGAAAGTACAGATTGAAGCGAATGT